TCAGGCAGCCCTTACGATGTAGTTAAAAGCGATATTGCGGGGGCGGGTGGCACCATACCCAAACTGCCAACCATTTGAATCCAAATCTTGCGCACCCGACGCCTCCACATTTATAGCGGAGCGTAGCATGCCATAATCGCCTTTATTAACAACATCAAACCCCATGGATTTGTATGTATTGGCACTATCGTTGTTTGCATGTATCAACGCTCCAACATTTACTGAAGCTAAGTTAGGATCTGAAATAGTCAGAGTTCCTTTTTGCCAACTTAGCAATTCACGGGCAACATCCGCCCCGCGCCCATCATCCCAGCCGCGAATAAACTCGCCGCGCAGATCCGGCAGAACCCCGCCGGGGTACGCCAGCGCCAGTTTGGGAAAGGCGTTTTTATCGAACGCCTGACCGTTGCATTTCAGCCAGCCGGCCGGCGCCGTCGCCTGCGGCCAGGGCAGCGGTATACCCGCCAGGTCGGCGGTTTTCAGTACGTCGCTTAAACCCAGGTTTGCGAGAAAAGCCGATTTGTCAGCGATGTCGGCGCCGTTCTGCTCTTTGAGCAGGGCGACGTTTTTGACGAATGCGGTGGTGGCCAGCTGCGTGGAGTTGGCGCTTTTTCCCGCCGTTGGCGCGGTGGGCGTGCCGGTCAGCGCTGGACTATTGAGCGGGGCATACTGCGGGTGAGGGTTGGCGGCTGCAATATGGGCGCCGAGTTGGGTGTCGGCGTAAGCCTTGACCTGAATGGCGCTATCATCGACGTATTGACGAGTAGCCAGCACCACAGCCGGGTCAATCTTCAGGCTAATGGCTTCGGTCGTGCTGACAATCAGGATCATGCGCACGGTTTGCACCCGGCCAGAGCCTTCCTGCAGCTGCGGTTTATAGGTTTCGGCACAGTTTGCGACCGCGATCAGATCGCCGTCGCTGTCGTACAAGCCGATTTCGCGGATCCACCAACCGCCTTCATTCTCAGGAATAACCTGCTCGGCAATGATCTGGTTGGTGTTTTGCGCGTCGATGCTTAGCGCGTTGAGCGCGGCGCGGCGTTTTTCATTGACCAGTTTGGTTTGAGCGGGCGTCGGCGTCGGCAGGCTGCCGCCGCCATCGCCCACCGCCATTTGCGTGATAGCCAGATGGCTACCCAGCGCGGTGGCGTTAGCCAGCTTCGTCGCGCCGGTGTTCGTCAGTAAAGCAAAGTATTTTGTACTCATGCAGATTACTCATACGGTTAACAAGATAGGATGTCGCAGGGCGACATCGGAGAAGCCGGACTGGCCGACGGGCGATGACCACCGGTATGTCCGGCTGTGGATAGGCGGTGTCCCGGCTCGCGTTGCGGGCGCAGACCCCAAAGGCGTTATCGGGTTATGGCGCGATGAGCTGGGGTACGCGCGCCCGCTTTGGTCGTGAAGTGCTTACCCGGGGACACTGCCTGGGTAGAGGTAGTATGCGAAGTCGGCGCCGTCAGCGCATCCGGCGGGCGTTGTTAGCGTGGAGAGACAACATGTGAAGACAGCATTCGGCGGCGATGCAGCCATAAAAAAAGCCAGCGCAGGCTGGCTTGGAACGAGTGGGGAAATCAACCGCCGACGTGCATGTCATCGATTAGGTGAATAGCCGCGCCATTGATCTCTTCGCCTGAAACGCTGATGGTTTCCGGGAAGTAGGGGTAGATGGTGAGTTCGTCGCCGCTATAGGAGCCGGCGCCCATTGACAGCGGGCCAGAACTGTCCAGGGTGATGTTTAACCCCAGCATCTGGCGGCTAACCGGTTTGGCGTCGGCAATCAGGCGCTCCAGTTCCTGAAAGGACTCTTCCGTGATCCCTGACTCCTGGACACCGATATCCAGCCGGAAAGTGCCGGGCGCGTCGCCGGTTTGCCACCATTCCTTGATGCGAATCAGATATCCCAGCGGTTCAACGACCCGGCGTAGCGCGCCGATCGTGCCCTTGTGGCGATGGATAAAAAACGCATCCCGGATGACCTTGCGTTTGACGGTTTCCGACCAGCTTTCATCCCAGCGGTCAACCGATAGCGTCCAGGCCAGATAAGGCAGTAGCTCGACCGGACAGGTATCCGGATTCCAGAGCTGACGCAGGGGAACCGGTACTGCCTCCAGCCTGGCGCCGGTGATGGCAACGGCATGTTCCAGCGGTGATGAGCCGGGTGGCAGCAGGGGGCTTTTATTCATCCGTTCCCCCCAGCGTCAGGGTATAACCGGTACAGTGCGACGCCTGGGTATCGTCCAGCACGATATCCGCCGCCGGGCGAGTCAGCTCTACCCGCTGTACCCCTTCCACATGCAGGGCGGCGTAGATGGCGGAACGGCGGATATCGCGGCCCAACCGGTGCTGGCTGCTGACGTAACTCTGCAGTTTCTTCTCGGCGGCGGCGCGGATCGGCTCGACTTCCGGGCCGGGATACAGGTAAAGCGTGGCGTTGATATCGTAAGGAACGATCACCGCCGATTGGACGGTAACCCGGTCAGCCACCGGCCTGACGTCTTCGGCGTTCAGCGCCGCATTGACGGTGGCGATCAGCGTATCGCTGGCGGCGCCGTCGTTTTCCCGCGACAGGACCGACACCAGCACCTGGGCGGGGCTGGGGCTGATGACCGAGATATCCGCCACCTGGCCGCTGGCGCTGCGCCCGTGGAACTGGTAGGCGCCGATGGAGCCTGCCACGCTCAGGCCTTCATACGCCTGTTGAATGCGCAGACGAAAATCGGTGTCGGACTCCATCACCGCGGCGGTTGGGGGGACGGTGGTGGTGTCGGCCGGGGTGATCACCAGTCGGGAGACGTTGACGTTGGCGCCCAACTGGTCCAGATCGTTGCCTTGGGCAAACGCCAGCATCCCGGCCTGAGCGGCTTCATTGATGCGCTGGCGCAGCAGTAGCTCGCGATAGGCGTTTTCCTGCAACAGTTTCACCATCGGCTCCGACTCCAGCGTCAGGGCGCGCGCGATAGCTTCACGCTCGTCGGCGCTGTAGAGCGACAGCAGGGTTTCTTTGCGCGTGGCGTACAGGGTTTCATAATCCAGCGTTTCGACCACGCTAGGGGCGGGTAATTGACTTAAATCGATAAGAGGCATGATCTCAGCTCACGGGAATGGTTAACGAAAGGGATGTGCCGTTGCCGGCCAGGGTGCCGGAAATATCCACAATCAACTGGCCGTCGTAGTGGCTTTCCATTGAGATGGACGTCAGCGTCAGCCGTGGCTCCCACTTCAGCAACGCGACATAGCAAGCCGCCTGCACCTGTAGTTTCAGCGCGGGCGTTTGCGGTTGGTCGATCAGGGTGGAAAGCAGCGAACCGTAATCGCGCCGCATGACCCGGCTGCCTTGCGGGGTGGTCAGAATATCGCGCACGCTTTGGCGCAGATGTTCCAGATCGCTGAGGCTGCCGCCGGTGCTGCGATTCATGCCGGTGTATGACGTGCTGGTCATAAAGGTCCTCCTGTTGTGCCGCCGCCATTCTGTACGCCGCTGTGCTGATGGGTATGTACCACCACGCCATTGGAGGAGAAACTTCCTCCCGAGTGGGTGACGCTGCCGGTGATGCTGCCGCCTTGCTGAACGTCGATGGTCTGGGTGATTAATTTGTGCGTACAGACGACTTCCGGGGTGTCCAGCGTGATGCGCTGGCTGGCGTTGACGGTGACGTTTTTCGTGGTGACGGTCACCGATTCCGATGCGACAACCGTCGCGCTCTTGATGCCGGTGACGGTCAGCGCGCCGTTGGCCGGTTCGTATTCCATCACCGCGCCATCAGGGAAGCGGATGTGGCAGGCATCCGCAGAGGCCGATGGGGCCGGATGGTGTTCGCTGTAAATACCCGGTAAAACAAATGCCGTATTGAGTTCGCCTCCTATTGCAAGCAGTAACACCTGTTCACCCACCGACGGCGCCCACCATTCGCGGGAACTCCCCGCACGACGGGACAGCCAGTGGAGCCATCCGGTGACCATGCCACCGGTCTGCACGCGGCAGCGTGCCTGTTGGGTATCGACCTCGGTGATGACGCCGATACGAATCAGGTTACGCAGCGCGCGCTGGATTTCGGAGAGATATTCGTATGTATTCATGGTGGGAAGCATGCGTCTTCCCGCGGAATGAGACAATTTGCCGTGGTTGTGTGGCGGATGGCCCCACCGATCTTTGCGTCACGGCTTTTGCATCACGACTTTCGCATCACGACCAACCGCAGTGACGCTGCGAGAGCGGAGTAAGGGGTCAGTATCGCGCCGGGTCCGGTTTATTGACGAACATGTGCGTCAGGTAAGGCGAACCCTGTCGGAAGAATGGGGTGAATGGTACGCAGGTGTGGGTACTGCGGCGGTTGTCGATAATGAGCAGATCGCCCCGCTTTAAATTGAGCCATTGCATGCTGTTTTTCAGCAGCGGGTCGAGCTTCAGCAAGGCATATCTGGCGGGCGAGGTCAGGGGATACGCCAGGTCAGGCGTACAGGTCAGAAATGGGTCGTGGTCGGCGCTGAGGAGACTGAACGGCGTGTTCTCCTGGCTGACGGCGCCGGGGCGCAGCGCGTACTGCGGCAGGCATAATTCAGTGCGGGTGTGCTGATCCACATGTGTCATGACATGACGAAGACTGGCGATGCCAACCAGTATTTTGAAGACGGACGTTTCACTCAGGCAATACAGCAACAGAAAGTCGGGCTGGGTAAACACCGGCGTTGGCGAGTCCGCGGTGGACGTCAGCAATCCGTAGGAAGAAAAAATGCTGGTGAGCTGCGGCGACGCGCCGGGAACGGCTGTCTGGCTGCAATACGGGTCGCCCAGATGGCAGCCGAACAGATTAAGCAACTTTCTGGATTTTTCACGATTGGCGTTGCAATGGGTGTTCGTATTTTCGGGAAGGGACGGACGGATATCTTCCGTGATTTTCGGGTAATAAAGAAATCCTTCATTGTTACCAAAATGTTTAAAGTGGAATAATTCCTTTCGTATATTACGTGGCAAACTTCGGCTTTTATCCAATTGTGTTTCCCTTCAGTTATTCAACCCAAAAGAGAGTAGGCGAGGTAATAACATCAGCCGATTTTCGCTGACGAAACATGGAAGGTTATAGGGTATTACTGATTAATCCCGGGCGATAACAGTAGAAAACGATTTCTGAAATAATTTGCGATGAAGAAAGTGAAGGGAATCGTGCCAGCGCCAGATAGACGCGGTGATGATTTTTTATTATGAAAATTACGAGCTGGAAATAAATAAGATGAGTATTTAAATCATAAAATAATTATTACTTATCGTTTCTTGTGAAGGAAAAGGCCGTATACGTAACGGCCCTCATGGAGAAAATGATATCTGAAGGGATCAGTTCCCTTTCCACTGGCTGATCAGTTCGCCGGCGATATACAGCGCAGTAGGCCGGCTCACCGGTTCGGGCGGCGTTGGCTCCGGTTCATACTGCACCTGCAGGCTTTGATTCTGTTCATTGACACGATTGCGTTCCGTCAGATTGAGCCGAATGGATAGCGTGCTGGTGTTGTCCGCATTATTGTCGATCGTAAAGCTGATACCTTTGTTGCGGATGCTTTCACGCGTTAACAAATCCGGCTGGTTCTGGCGCACCCAGAGCAGCAGGGTGACAAAAAGGGTGTCGGGATTGTCAGAGAAATTATTCAGCGTCAGCAGCAACTGATAGCGGTATTCAAACGACAGGGACGGCTCCTGCAACGCGGCGATTTCCCCTTCCTGGATCCGAAACTGTAACGCATTACCCAGCGCGGGTAATGCGGTGGTCAGCGCAAGTCTGAGGCTTTGTGGTTTTTGCATGATAAGGTTCCTGGTGTGGCGGCGATCTCCATGTGGTATTTGCCGAAGGCGAGCATGGAGCCTGATAGTCCGGAATTATTCCCAGATATTGACGCTTTCCTGTGAGCCGGAAGCATTCAGATCGGGCAGCGTGACGGCGGTGCCGTGCGGCAGAATGGGGCCAAGGTCCGCAAGCCCCGGGTTGGACAGCATAACCGTTTCCACCACGCCTTGCGTGCGGCCGTAATAGCGGTAACAGAGCGCGTCCAGGGTGTCGTCCTGATGGGCGTAAACTTTCATGTGATACCTTTAGGTTCAGATAAAAAAAGATCGAGAGATTCAGATAAAAATATCGGATAAAACCGCTTATCTCTGATCCTTTATCCTCCAGAGGAACGATGGTGGTCGCAATGCAGGAAAGTCGTCGGACGCATGACACAACAACAGGCGGGAAATACGTGAAATAATGTCCGGTGTTTATTGATGGTACCGCTGCTTATTGTGACGCTACATACTGACCCCTGCCAATCCTGGCTGGCAGGGGATATTGCGTGTTAAAGGTACTGGGAAAGCCGGGGGGTAATGTCGCTAATAAACGTTTTTACATGGGAATACCCTAATTCCGTACCACTGTGTTAAAGACAAAATTATCACACCAACGGACAGTTTTTCACTAAATTGGAATTAAAATTCATGCCAAAATGTATATACCGGATTTGGCCGGTCAGACCTTTTTATTGAATAGTCTGGATACGAAAAAAAATTTTGCTGCGTATTAGTCTGGCGTGTTAGCCACAGAGAAAATCCATTAATTTGCACGTGCCTCTGGCGAACGGCCAGGGAATTTCACGTCGGTCATGATTATCCATCGAAATCCCTTACAACATTTGTTGTTCGAACCATGCTTTAAGCTGCTGTCCATCACTGCTGTTCTTCAGAAACTGTTGATAATCACTCTCCGGGAGTTCGCCGTGAGATAAGTCGGCGATCAACGACATGGCGATTTTCATTTCTTCAGGATCACATTGTGATATCAATGACATATCGGCAATTAATCGAATCCTTGACAAGGTCAGCTCTCTGTTTTCAGTCTGTTCCACGGTACCTCTTCCATTGTGAGACTGTATTTATATACAGTACTTTATTCAGTAGTAGTCGTCAACTCATAAGTGCAGGAGCTGTGTGCTCATGATGCGCTTTTCATCAACGGCGGATATCGCGTTATTCCTAAACTCATCAATCAGTTGGCCGTCAATTTTCACGCTGGCGCCGCGTACCAGCGCCTCCCGCTCCCAGCGTGAGGTTTCAATACCTTGCTGACTAAGACGGGGGCGCAACGACGCCAGCCGATCGCGCTGAAAATAAGTTAGCCGCGCTGAAGGAACGCGGGGAATATCGCGAAATGGGTAAGGGAACGCGCCGGACGAAAACGCGCCCCCACAGTTATTGACAGAACTCCAAGGCGGAGCCGATCGACGGCGATCGGCGATATCGCCATCGGCATGGTTTTTGGCCACGATTTGCCATTCATCCGGGCGGGTGGTGAATACACGTTCGCGGCCGCGCTGGGCGGAAAAAATACCGACGGTACGCACGATAGTTTCATCGTAGGCGTTCAGCCGTTCGCTGGCGGCTCTGGCGACACGAACCGACTGGTGTTGCCGGGCGACATTCGCACCGCCCTGCGCCTCGATATAGGCGGCGAAGTCGCCGCGATCCGCCGCGTTCCTCACCGTTTCGGCCTGTTCGCCCAGCGTATCCTGTAATGACCGGCTGCGAATGCGTCGGCATTCGCGGTAGGCGCCAATCGTGGGCAACCCGATGAAATGGAATTGAGGAATGCGCCAGAGCGAGGCCCAGGCCGAGGCAGCGGCGGCCATGTCTTTCAGCGGTTTGCCGGTTTCGTGGTCTGATTCGCCGTCCAGCGCGTAGCCATCGATATTTTTGGCGATGTATTTGGCGACGTACGCCGCCGCGCCGCCCTTGTTGATATGCTTGCAGTCAAACCGGCGGCTGTGCGCCACGGCGCGGTCGCTTTCATCTGACTGGGCGTAGCGGCGCAGGATATCGACGATCGCCCGACGCTGCGCGCGTTCGCAATACAGCATCATGTGCCAGTGCGGCGTGCCGTCGTGATGGGGTTCAACGACCCGCAATCCGTAGATGTGCAGTTTACGGTCTTTGAGCGCGGTGCGGATTTTTCCCCATAGCTGGACCAGATAATGCTGGGTCATTTTGGGCGAAGGGCAGTCCGGCATCCATCCCGTGTTGACCAATACCCGGTCGTGACCGCGGGTGCGGGTGGGATGGTAGTGGCCGGGGGCGGTGAGCGTTACCAGCATGCCGATATGATGGTGCGCGGTAGCGTAACGCTCAATACCCGCCAGCATGGTCATCAGTTCCATACGGCGAATATCCGGATTGGCGATACTGCCCATGACTTTATCGATCAAATCGACCCGCTCGCCGTTGCGGGTATTTTCCAGCTCGCGACTTTTCAGAAAATCCAGCGTCGCCAGACGGCGGTAGCGGATATCCTGCAGCGCCTGACGGCTGAGAAAGGGGGACGCGGCCCGGCTCACCTCGCCGCTGGCAATCCATAGTGCTTCACGCCAGCGGGTGCGCTGAATTTTCAACTGACGTTCCCACCAGCGGGGGGTGACCAGCCGCATAATGCCGGCGCATGCCTGTTCCAGTGTGAGCGTCCCGTTTTGATGGCGTTGCCAGTGGGCGGGGGCCACGTTTAGGGCTTGCGCCAGCGTCGCTAACTGACCATAGATGCGCGCTTGTGTTTCATCGCTGAATAAACTCGCCTGATTATCGCCGGGGCATTCCTGCAGGTAGCGTTCGCAGTGAGCATGGTAGGCATCGTTCATGTGGGCGGCGATACGGCTGGCAAACGTCCGCAGAACCTTGTCCGGCATATCCGGCAACTGGTGATACTGCTCTGCTTCGCTGATGAAGTGTGAAGAGCTGGCGGTATTCATCCGGTAGCGGGCGCTGACGGCGTCGATTCGAGGCCAGAGCCGACGCTGAACCACCGATAACAGGTAGTTGAACGCGACGCCCAGCCCCTGATGCTGCTTCAGGTAGTCGAAGCGGCGGCGGAAATGGCCGGCCAGAAAACGCGGCAGCAACGCCAGTCGATACAGTACCGCCTGTCCCTGCTGCAAGGTATCCGCGGACAAGGCGCTGGATTCGGGCAGAATGGCGGGACGGGGCGCATTCCACGGGTATGCCCAGCGGTTGCTCCGGTTGTCGGCGTTGTTTTCAGCTTCGTCAGACGTCATAGCCAGCCAGCGTTTACCTGCCCAATGAATGTTTGCCGGATATACCGGCGGGAATAGCCGCAGATCGGCCCTGGCTTGTCAGTCAGTGACCGCACGCTCAGGACGGCGAACGATAGTGACGCTGCTTCTGTTCGCGAATTTCCTGACACGCCACGCAGCACGTTACGCCGGGGATCGCCTGACGGCGGGCCTCGGGAATCGGCGCATCACAGTCCTCACAGACATGGGCGGTGTGAGCGGCGGGGGCTTTGCGGGCATGGGCGATTTGCGCATCCAGCAGCATGGCTTGCTGCTCCTGGGAAATGTCCATACTGTCTGCCATTAGTGCGCCTCCCAAATCTGGTGGCGGATGTTCTCGGCTTCCTGTTGCAGCAAGGCCACCAGTTCCTGAGCGGACAGCTGTTCCTGCCGGGCGTGCTGCGCCAACTGGTCCAGATGTTCGCTATAGCGATGGGCAAGGTCTGTACGCCAGACGTCATTCGGGATATGCCGCCTTGCGGCAGATTGAGTCTTGTGGTTCATTTGTGCGTTTTTCATACAATTTCCTGATATTAAGCAGCAACAATGCGGACCTGCCTGAGCGGCGGCCTGTGTGCTGGCGGTTGAGTTAACGAGGGGCGTTTTTGCCGGCGAGGTCTGTCGTCAGCGAAACTGGCGTCAATGGGACCGTCGTCAACGAGACCTTCATCAACGAGACCTTCATCAACGAGACCCTCATCAACGAGACCCTCATCAACGAGACCCTCATCAACGAGACCCTCATCAACGAGACCCTCATCAACGAGAATAGTGTTCGGGTCTGATACTGGTCAGAATGTCGGGCGCCCCGGCAAACAGGCTGTGCAGCTCGCTGAAGGCGCGATTAAGTGCTATCGCCCACTGGCAATCCGACTCGTCGATGCGTCGCAAGGGTTGGTCGAATTCCTGGGTCGTGAGCCCGGCATGGAAAAACAGCGTGCGGCGCTCGCTGAGGGTGAGGACCCGAACCGAGTGCAGCAACTGGCCGTGCTCCTGTTTTTCCGGCAAGCCGAATGCGCTGCGCAGTTCATTCAGCGCGCTGACAATCCTCTCGCGCGCCATTTCATCCATCTCTTCCAGTTGATAGACGCACCAGCGGTGGTGCAGCGCGGCATGAAAACACAGCGTGCGGCGATAGCGCTCGGAGAGACGCCGGTAAAAAACGCACGTCTGCGCCCAGCGCGAATCCGCGAAGTGTTTTCCGATCAGCGCCCGCAAATTGGGCGGCAGGGTCTGCAGATGGTCGGCGGTAAAGGCATAATGGGGTTTCATGATTACGCTCGTTTGCCATCGCGGCCGCCGGTCTTCGGAAGCAGTCGCAGAATATAACCAAAATTCGAATTTCCGAATCTGGTGTTAAAATCATTGCCGCCGTTCACAACGGTTGGATGACCATACCGCGCTGATAGCGCGCAGGCAGCAATGAGGCTGGAAAATAGGGCGGTCATCGTGACGGTGACGAATGACGTTTTTGCATTTGCAAAATGATGCGGAAGCGCGGTGTGGGCAAAACGGAACCGCCGCGTCCTTGTATGGCGCGCAGCGCGCAGCGCCACGGATGCCGGCGCTGCGGCGTAGGCCGCGTTGCGCAAGCCAGTGAAAGAAAACAACGCCCGAACAGGCATAGCATGGGGCTGTCGGCTGATGGTCAAAAAGCCGGTTTCTGTAACAGCGGATGGACTCGCTGTGGTAGGATTTTCCTCAGAAATGTGCGTTAGAATTGAAATCTCGTCCGACATAAAGCAATATCTCCCCCAGGCCAGGGTGTTCTATGGTGTTACATGTGCTGTGTAGACACTATAAAACACGTAACGTGTATATGTAAATACTCGTGAGGTGTTTTTGAATACAAATAGTAATGCCGTGTCTGCGGCCTTCGTACTTGAGCGCATCATGTCAAGTTACGGAGTAAAGACTCAGAAGGAACTGAGCGAGGTCACTGAGATACCAACCAATACAATCAGTAACTGGGTTCAGCGAGGGAACGTGCCGGGTAATATTATTTTGAAATGCGCGCTTGATACCGGAGCCGATGCCGGATGGCTGGTCACCGGAGAGTTCGCAAATGCGAATGTTTTTACGCATAAATCGCCGCTGAAAGGCAAAGCGCTTTATGAGCAGATCCTGTCATCGGGCGGCAAGGCGGTACTGCGCCGAATGCTTGATGCCTATGGCTTCAGCACGCAAAAAGAGTTGGGCGATCTGTTGGGCATCGCGCCCGGCACGATCAGTACCTGGATTCGTCGTGATTTCTTTCCCGGGGATGTGGTGGTCACCTGCGCGCTGGATACCGGCGTGTCGCTGGCGTGGCTGGCAACCGGTAAAGGCTCGCCGCAGCAAAATGACGCGCCTGTCAGCCGTCAGGATGACAGCGGCATATGCCTGATCCCGCGTAATCTGCTGAAAACCGGAAAACTGCAGGATGCGGGGGAGTGGAAGGCGGATCCGCAGTTTATTCCAGCCGGGTTGCATGCGCCTTTGCTGGTGGAGGGGAGTTCATCTTCCTGGCTGGTGGATACCGGTATTACCAGTATCAGCAATGGTCGCTGGTTGCTGGATATCGACGGCAAGAGCGATATCTACGATGTGGCGCTGTTGCCGGGGCGTAAAATGCAGGTTGAAGGCGGCGGCTCACAATTCCAGTGCGGAGTGGATGAAGTTACGCCGCGCGGCGTGGTGGTGCTGACGCTAACCCCCAGCTTCTGA